TTTTATATGTCAAAAGTCAAAATATGTATAATACATTGATATAAAGGGCTTTTATAAACTAGTTACTGCAAATGTACTGCAACTAAAAATTAAGTTTTTTTATATCTTCTCTTACGTCCTCTTGAAGGGAGTGTAAGTATTTGTTTGTAGTGCTTATATCGGCATGCCTTAATTGAGACTGGATTGTTTTTATGTCGATATGATTACTTATTAGTATGCTAGCATGTAAATGTCTCAAAACATGCAAGCCACCAGAAAAGCCATGTTTTTTTAAGTGTCTAGAAAAGCACTGACGTATTCTTTTTAGTTCTAATGGCTTGTGAGAATTAAATAAATTCTCTTCTCTCCATTCTCTTTTGTATTCTACGAGGATATTTTTCAGAGAATCAGAAAACTGAGCATATTCTCCAATACGATTAGATTTAGGCGAAGAGATTATTACAGTATTTCTTACAGAAGAGTAGCCTCTGTTGATATATATCTTATTTTTGTCTAAGTCTATATCTGACCACTTCAATGCAATAGCCTCTCCTCCTCTTAACCCAGAGTACAGAAGTATATAAAGGAATACCCTAATAGACGCATCCTTAATCTCCATAATTATAGTTTTAATCTCTTCTATAGTTGGAAGATTTCTTTTTTTTGTTTCTTTTGGTGGTCTATTTATTAAGTTAGACGGAATTCCTTTATCTCTTAAACCATCTATTACAGAGGAGTTGATGATGGAAAGAACATATCCAACCATTGTGTTGATACTTCCTGGTGTAACATTTCTGCTAAGAAGTGCCCCTACAAACTTGTTAACATGGTCCGCTGTTATATCCCCTATTCTAATATCTCCAACAACGTTGTTAAACCCATCTATTGAGTGTCTTTTTGTCATAGATGTTGTCATTTTTATTTCTTTTTGATTAACTTCTTTTTCAATAGTTCTAATGGCATAAGGATAAAATAGCTCATCTGATGTATTCGTAGTTTTTTCTTCTTGTATTTTATCCCTTAACTTCCTCCTGCATTCTTGGATGCCTTTAGCGTACACGGTGTAGCGTATATTATTTATCATTATTTGTCCACACCATGTCCCATTAGCTCTTTGGTAAAATGTTCCCTCTTGGTTTCCTCTTCTTTTTGTCATACTACTAATCCTCCTTTTACTATATTATAATACGGACAAGAAATAAAAACAAATGTTCTTGACATCGAAAAGATGTTCGACTAAAATAAAGATGTAAAAATGGAAAAACAGGTGTTGACTTATAAGTGTAGATATGTTACAATACTTGCGAAGGGAGGAAACATGGAGCTGATTACAACGAAAGAAGTTGCCAGACTATTAGTCGTATCAGATGAGCAAGTAAGAAGATTAGTACACAGACATGGTTTACCCTGTTATCAACTTAGTCCAAGAGTATTGAGGTTCAAGGAGGAAGAAGTATTACAATGGGTAAAGAAAACAAGGAGCTGTATCTAATCAGAATGGAGAATCATCATGATGAAATGGTTGAATCCATAGAAGAAGCAAGAAATATTGTTCAAAGTTCTATTAGTATGAAACTATGTAGAAGCTGTGAGATTTATAAGGTTGGCGAAAGAGTTTTTAAATATGGTGAATCAGCTGTGTAAACAGCTTTTTCTTTCCATAAAATATACACTTATAAGTAAATAAAGGAGTAAAAAATGAGAAAAGAAGCAGAAGTTTTTGAGATTTTAAAAAAACCATTACATCCATCAGACATTGAATGGCGTATTGGCAAGAAATCAAAAGACAAAACAAAAGCAACTATTCTAGCCTATACAACTGCTCGTGGGGTTATGAATCGTTTAGACGAAGCTGTTGGACCAGGTAACTGGGAAGTTCGCTTCAAACCGATTGACATGGGAATAGCGGCAAAGACAGATAAAATGGGTAATACCATTGACCTAAAAGGTTTTTCTTGCACCCTGTTAATTACATTCTTAGACGAAGATGGTAAAGAGAAATGCACAATCAGAGAAGATGTAGCTCCATGCACAGACTTTGAGGCTATTAAAGGTGGGGCATCTGGAGCAATGAAACGTGCCGCCGCTCAACTTGGTATCGGTCGTTACTTATACAACCTAGAAGCTACTTGGGTGAACATTGATACTTACGGTAACTTTAAAGCTCCTCGTTTACCAGACTGGGCATTACCAGAAGGGTTCAAATACGAAGAGGAAGAAGAAGCTCCTCGTGTACCAGAGGCAAAGCCCCTCCAAGACGAACCACAAATGCCTAATGATTGGCAAGAAAATGTAGACCAACGTGAACCAGTAATTGGTTTCGGTAAACACAAAGGGAAAACATTCTCTCAAGTACCAAGAGACTACATTGAATGGATGTCTAAAAATATCCAAAAAGAGGCTGTAAGAGAGCAAGCTATTGCATGGTTAGCTTCTAATCCATCAGCCACTCCAGCAATGGATGCGGTACCTTGGTAATAGACGACAAGTTATTACAAGAATACAGCCCTAATGAGGTAATTGTATATTCTTGTATTAGGGATATTGTGACAAAAGAAGGGTTTATTGTGGGAGATAAAAAATTCTCCCACGTTGAACTTAGAAAAATAAAGGCAAGATTACCAAACTTGTCCATGTTCACAATTAAAAAAGTAATTAAAACCATGCTAGCTAATGGAATGATTGTCAAAGGTCCTAGTATTACTAAGAGACCTGTATTATATGGGGTAAAGGTGAAGTAAATGACACAAGCTGGTAAATTACAAAAAGTAGTAACGATGTACTTAAAAAAGGTTTCAAAGCAAACTGCTTTTGTCCATGGGAAACCTACAAAAGAATATTGGTTGCTTCGTAGTTACCTGCTCAAGCAAGACCCAGACTTCATCAATATATCCTACGATTACTTGACATCTCAAGATGAATTTGAGTTTATGAATGTCTATACCTTTACAGATAAGGCAAAGGCATACCAAACTGAAATGAGATGGAAAGAAACAAAGGAGGGTTTATCAAAGATACATGACAAAGCTGACTCATATTCATTTGATTCTTTAATGAGTTTGTAGGAGGCACTATTATGAAAAAAGAATACAGAAAAGAAGTAATCCGTAGATTCCGAGAAATTGAAGCTATTGCAGGGTTAATGAGAAAGGCTACACCGAATGAACAAAAGGTGTTTGTAGAAGTCATTGGCGACTACGTAGACGAAATTAGAGAACTACTTAACAAGTAAGGAGAGCAGATATGAAAATTGGGAAACTCATTAACCAAAAAGTTGACATCGTAGAATATATCGGTAGATACACTGAGTTAAAACCCAAGGGAAATCTGTTTGAAGGTCGGTGCCCAATTCACAAAAGTGAGGAGGGCACTCCTCTTGTTGTATATCCTCACACCAATTCGTACCATTGCTTTGCGTGTGAATCTAGTGGAGATGTTATTAGCTTTGTAATGGATTATGAAGATGTTCCTTTCAATGAAGCTGTAAAACAGTTGGCTAGAGAATATAACATAGACATCCAAACAGACGAAACCTTTATGAAGTCAATGAAAGTAGAAGAAGATTTCACTAAGAAAGTAGTTGCTTGCCAAAGAAACGTTAGTAAGGTATCTGATTATCTTCACAAGCGTGGGTTTACGGATGAAACTATCCAAGAATTTGGCTTAGGGGAAGAGAGTGGCAATCTAATTATCCCTATTCATAATTCTCAACTGCAAGTTGTTGCGATAGCAAAAAGGCAGTTTGATAGAAAACCTAAATACCTAAATTCTATCAATAATGTTCTGTATGATAAATCCGCTTTATTATTTAACATTGGTAGGGCAAGAAGGCTTGTTAAGCATACAGGTGAGCTGTATATGGTAGAAGGGTATATGGACGCAATGAGTGGGCACCAAATGGGGCTAGCTACTGTTGCGTATTGTGGGAATGAAGTTCACAGAGACCAATTAAGAAGTTTACCCATGTCCATTCGTCAAATGCCAACAATTATCTATTGCCCAGATAATGATGCAGAAGGTCTAAAAAGAGTACCTCGTGTAAGAGATTACTTCAAAGAAGTTCTACCGAAGGCAGTAGTTAAGGTATTACAACTACCAGAGGGATGTAAAGACTTAAATGATGCTTTAATGGCAGGTATCAACGTAGAGACATTGCCTAAAATCCATATAGATAGATTTGCGTTAATGAACTTACTAGATACTTGTAAAGCCAAAGAAGAAGAGTATGATTCTGCATACCAGTTCTTGAAATCTATAGCTAATCCTATTCTAAAGTCAGACTTAATAAAGCAATTAGCAGAAAGATGGGGAAGAGACTATACGGAACTAAGAGCATACTTCGATTCAGTTCAAGACGATGTAGAAACATTAATCAAAAATGCGGCTGGTGTTGAAGAGTCAATTAATGACCTAAGACAAATCTACCAAAGGGGAGAGTATAAAACTCATTTCCAGAGGTTAGATGACTGCATTGGTGGCTTATCTAAAGGGCAAGTATTTATCCTTGGTGCTTATTCATCAGCTGGCAAAACAGGATGGGCGATAGAATATATTCTTAGACAGGTAATCGCTAACAAAATGCGTTGCGTATTCTTTTCTCTCGAAATGCAAAAAGGTAAAGTCATGGAAAGAATGATTGCCATGATTTTAAAGATAAACATGAGAGATGTAAGAGAGTTAATTCTACAGGGCGATGAGCGAATACAGCAGGTAGTAGAGAAACTAAAGGATAGGCTAATCATATACGATGATAACAACCTATCCATGGACGATATAGAACGTCGAATCGCATCTCTAAACCAAAAGAACCTACTAGGTGGTCCTGTAGATTTAGTTGTAGTAGATTACTTCACATACCTAAAAGGAGCTAATACCTATGAAGGTGCTAGTGGGGAGGCACTAAAGATGAAAGGCTTAGCGAAGAAGTATAATATTATACTATTCATGTTAAGCCAGCTAAATCGAAGTGCAGGTACCTATAACGAACCTACAATGGATATGCTCCGTATGACAGGTGACATAGAGGCATCTGGTGACGTAATTGTTATGCTATGGAGACCAGAGAAAGAACCTGGTTTATCATTGGAAAAACAACAAAAATTACAAAATATCACAAGGCTGAAAGTAGAAAAAGCTAGGGATGGCATGTACGGACCAAGTAGAATGGAATTGAAGTACAACTCAGAGACATCAAGATTAGAAGAAATTTAACTAATAAGTATTGACAAGTTAAGTTATAAGGAGTATAATATAAATAACGTAAGGACATGTTATTTTTTTACTGAATAACTTAACTTATAAGTCAACAAAAGAGTAGAAAGGGATATAAAAATGGAACTAGAAAGAGTAAAAGATAACAGAGATGGAACATTTACCTTTTTATTTGACGAGGTGACTAGTAAGTACTCAAGTAGACAAAAACCACTAACATTTACTAAAAATGGGGAGTGTTGGGAGTGTGTATCTCACCATACTAACAATTCTGGTCACTGCCAGTTTGAAAGAAATGGTAAATCAATTCTAGTCCATAGATACGTTTACGAGCACACAAAAGGGAAAATTCCAGATGGACTACTTGTTCGACACACGTGTGACAATCCGAAGTGTATAAACCCAGACCACTTGTTGTTGGGAACGTATAAAGATAATTGTAGAGACATGTTTGAGAGAGGCAGAGATAATCGCCCCAAAGGTACAAGAAACTTTAATTGTGTACTAACAGAAGAGAAAGTTCTTGAGGCTTATAACTCCGATTTACCAGCTAGGTATTTTGCAGAAAAGTTTGGATGTCACAGCTCAACAATTAACTATATAAGAAATGGTAAAAACTGGGGATGGCTTACAGGAGGTGCTAGACATGCCATATGATAAATTTATTTGCCCAGATGGGATAAAAGTAGGGATTAAGGAATGTTTAGATACATGTAGGCTAGCAGGGACTAGTTACGCACCTTGTGGAAGGTGTTTAAGCAAACCAACTCTTCAAAGTATTTCACTACAAAGGGAGTGGACAGGGAAACCCTCTACTACCCAATTGTTAAAAGGAACAAGGGAAGTATACCTAGAATTAACAAACAACTATTCCATAAATCCTAGAGAATCTCTGTTTATGATTAACGGGACACGCTCTCATGATTACTTAGAGCAGTTTGTTACTGGGGATGACCTAGCAGAAATTAGAATAGATGATGGGGTATCTACAGGTGCGTTTGATTACTATTCCACAGAAGATGGAGGAACGCTCTACGATTATAAGTTGTATGGGAGTTTCAAGGTTGCAAAAGTTCTTGGTTTGCATGAGGTCAAGGTTCCTACAGGAGAAGTGTATAAGACTGGAGCAAAAAAGGGTCAACCTAAATTCAGAAAAGAATTTAGACCTGGAGTTCATAGTCGATTAGACCTAGCTATTCAATTAAACGATTACCGAATGAAAATCGAAAAAGAATTAAATAAGCCAGTAAATAAACTAGTTTGTGAAATTATTGTTCGTGACGGGAATACGTTTATTGCCAATAGCAGAGGGATTACACAACCTGGGTATCTGGTTCCAATTAATAAAATTAGTGATATTTGGATTGAGCGGTATATGAAGAAAAAAGCCAATGACTTAATCAAGGCTTTAGAAACAAATACTTTGCCACCGCCGTGTAGACATAGTGAAACGTGGGGTGGATTAAAATGTGAGCGATATTGTTCTGTAGCGGAATTTTGCGATGTAGGTCGCAAGGCGAAAGAGAACAAATCGTAATTTATTTGGAGGAATAATGCTTAATAGAAAAAACTTTAGCCATATTATGGTAGATGAATTAGTGAAAGTTGACCAGCTGTTTCTAATGAAGAACGAACAATATGCTTCTAAAGAAGATGTATTGAAGGCGTTTAAAGAAAGTGCAAAGAGACAGAACGGAGAACTTACAAAAGCGGGAGCGTTTAAAGCCTGTATGCAGTTCAAAGACAAGCATGACTTAGCCTTGTTGCAGCATGGAACGTTGCTACCAGATGCAAAAGAACGATTACGTGACGTAATTGTATATTGTTTATTAGGATTGGCAATTTTAAGCAATGAAGACTCTGAGTTGCAAGGTTAGAAAAAACTGCAAGACCATGAAAGACCAATGTTGGTGTTGTGATAATTATGGTTTATACCAACCCAAAGATTACTCAATCCTTTCTCCTAGACAGGAAGAAAATAGAATAGAAAAAGCCTTACAAAAAAAGGTGAAGAAACAGTCCTCTGCATCTAAGAGAGGAAAGAGTAATCGAAGAAATGGTCGAGTGGCAGAGCGAGAACTTGTGAAGTGGTTAGAAAAGCATGGACTAGAAGCCAACCTAGTTCCCATGTCTGGAGCTCTTAAATCAGCTAACATCATTAAAGCACTAGCTAATGATGAGATGGTTGAAAAAATGAGAGGAGACATAAAACTAACTATTAATGGTGAAACCTACACCGTAGAATCAAAAAGGAATGTAAACTCTGATAGCTGGTACAAGAAGGCTGAAAAAGGGGTTATACACATAAATACATTGGCATACCTAATGAGAGAGGACCTATTCATGGCTACAGTAAATGGTGTAGACATTCCCGTCTCTGAGGTAATAGAAGATAAAGGCTTTAAAAAGATTCATGAGTATTTTGAACAAGATGATAGCGATATTGTTGTAATCTCACGACCATATTGTCACAGATTGTTCTTTGTAAAGGAGAAAGTATATGGAAGAATTCAGAGGATTAAAGATTAATGGAACATACGAACTTAAAGATGAAGACCTAGGTATTGAAAATGATATCGAAATATCTGATATAACATCAGCAGAGTTGATTGGTATTTTATCCGTTATTGTGATTAACGTTTTAAACGGAGCATATAAAGAGAAATCCTTGACTTTTCTGGAAATGTTCAACAAGGCATTCAATCATCTTGTTGAGGAATACCGTGGGGACACAAATGACAAATAAACAAAGGGTTTTAGTGTTCCCAGTAGAACCCAACGGGAAACCGTTTGTGAGTTATGAAGAAGATGCAGAACAAGAGGGTTTTGAAGAAGATATTCTTTGCTCTCTATCTCATAGCGGAGACCCATTAGCAGATATGGTTTGCGTACAAGATGTCGTTGGAGACCCTTTAACAGCAGTGCAAATTTGCCTAGATGCGGGGATAGGAGACCTTACGAACGCAACAACATTCTTGAATGAAGTTATATACAGGATTAAAAACTTTAAGTACGGATTATTAGAACAAGGAGAAACGAATGCTTATCTTAACTGATGATAGTAGAAAATTGGTGGATTGTGTATCCATCTTTGTGAAAGAACGCCCAGACAAAGCAGACCGAAATAAAATCTTTTGCTATGACCTACGAGGATGTCTACCTACAGGAAAAGAGATTGTAATTAAAAAGTTTGATGAAGAACAAAAAGCGATTCAACTACTAAATGAAATTGCTTTAGATATGAACGCAAACAAGCGAGCAAAAGAGGAAAAATAAATGTGGTCTGAAGACAGTTTGTACGAGCTATTTGAACTATATCAAGAATTAGTCGAATGGTATAACGAACTTGATGACAGTGCAGTAGGTGATGCCTTTGGATTAATGAAAGAGGCATCTTCCCTACAGGCGAGTTTTGAGTCAGTTTCTGCTGAAATAGGAAAAACTATTTCTGAATGTGAAATCACAGCAAAGGCTACTCAATCTCGTATTAGTTTAGAATCATCTACGAAGGTAAATGATGGAGAAAGAAAAGCGTCTTGCAACCCAGAGGTAATTGAGGGCTGGAAACAAGTATCTTACTTTATACGTCATCAAAAAAATATAGATGCCAAGGCAAGGCACTTGGCTCGTATTTACTACGATTCTAAACTAGTGTATGAAAATGCTTGCAGAGCTATGAGAGGACCAGTAGGAGGAGAGAAACTTGTCGGTAACTATTAATGACCTTGAGTTCGAGGCAATAGAAATCCAAAAAGAGCTTTATCCTGTATTCGGTTATACTTATATATTTGTGTCAGAACGATATATGGCGTATATCATAGCAGATGAGCAAGGGAACATAATATATACAAAACAAGTATTAGATTAGGAGGAACTATGAAGGAATTCTTTACAGAGTTGTTATTAGCCATTGGAAACTTTGTCATGCTTTTAGTGACTATCTTTGTTTTGATTGGAGTACCTGTTGTATTCTTATTAGAAGAAAGGCAGTGTATGTCTAGTTTTGATGTGGTGTTAAGCTTCATTATGGTGTCTTTTTGGGGTGCTATGTTGCCTGATTACTTCAAGAATATTGGTCGCCATAGCACATCTTTATATAAAAGACTAAAGGGAGAACCAAATGAGTAAAGAAATAATTGATTTGCATGACATTATTATGACTCCTAAAGGGGAAATAGAAGTGCAGTCTATTATGTACAACCCAAAAACAAAGAAACATTCATACTCTGTATTAGGTCCTAAAGGGAAGTTCTGGTCAGAAGATGATGTAAAACTAGTAAGAAAGCGTGAAGTTGGAGGAAAGAAAAAGTGAAATTAGGCAAGGAATTTCTAGGAAAATATAAAGATTTTCCAGACCATATGACAGAGTTATCTAAGTTTGTGTACTATAGAACGTATTCACGTTGGCTACCAAAAGAAAATCGGAGAGAAACATGGAAAGAAACATGTGCTCGTGCAGTTGAATATAATACTTCTTTAGCAACTACGTCTAGGGAAGAAGCAGAAGAATTATTCGACAACATGTATAATCTAAAACAGTTTATTAGTGGTCGCAGCTTATGGATTGGTGGCTCAGAAGCATCTAAAAAAGTTCCATTGGCTGGATTTAACTGCTCCTTCGTGGTAATTGATAACTTAGTTTCGTTTGATGAATTGTTTTATCTTCTCATGGTAGGTACTGGAGTAGGATTTAGAATCTTGCCTAGTGATGTAGTGAAGCTACCTACGTTCAGACAGAATGTAGAATTAACCACTGTTAAGTATAAAGGAATGCCTTGGGGGGACCCCGTTACAGAGTATATTGAAGCAAGTAAAGACCATGCTTACATCATTGTAGGGGATAGCAAGGAAGGTTGGAAAGAAGCGTTAGCTACTTACTTACGCTTTATGACCAATCCTA